ATTCAATCATGAAAGGAAGAACCGCTGTCATATGCTTGTTCATTGTTGCACTGACATATGTCAATTATTGTATTATTAATGAATACAATGACACCCATACAATCAAGCCTCTTGATTCACAGACAATTAATAATAAAAAACTGAGATGTTTTCACTATTTTAGCAATGGTATTTATGGGAAATATACCAACAGAAGTTGTGGAAGATTTGAGCGTGAATACCTTAATATCAAACTTGGACGATCAAAATTTGTATTTTACTCTATGTTGTTAAACATGTTCATACTTGTAATTTCGGTGATGTTTATTGCTGTTGTGTTTTCTTAATTATTAAATCCAATATGTTATATGTTTTAATTTAACTTGAAAAAAAAAGAAAAAACTTTTTGTATTTTTTTTAATTGCTGTATGCAAGACCACCCATACCTGAAAGTATTCTAAGAACATTATAGTTGACAGCATACACAGATATAGTTCCCTGTACTGAAGATGATACAGAAAGCACAGCAGTATCAATACGAGACATGTTCAAAGTACCAGAAGGTTGGTGTTCTTCAGGCTTGAGGGCAAATGAATACAAGTTAATACCCTTGTTGTATTGAGATGGAGTACATTCATGATGTTGATATGGTTGAACTAGTGAGAAATAATTACCATCACGTTCAGCAAATCTGTCATTTCCATTTAATTGTATCTTGGCTCTAAGAATGGGGTTTTCACCAGTTATGTAAATATTTTTGTTATTGTCTGTGTAGTTGTTCCAAAACACACCTTCTTCTTCTTTCTTAACAGTCCATATTAATTCTTTGCAAGGGTGATTGAAAGTCATTCTAATACTCTTCATTGAATTAACATCAGTGCTTGCATTAATAGTGTCAGTACCAGTGAATTGTAATTGTTCTATAAGATATTCATGGGACAATTGAGCAAAACGTCTGCGTTCATCTGTATCCAAGAAAATGTAATCAACCCATAGACCAACATTGTCTAATTTAAGGTCTGTTGCTGTTGCACCAAGGCTTGAATTAGGGACAAGACCTAACAATGTGGTTTTATCATCAGCATACAATAGTTTATCTTCAACTTTATCACAATAGTTTGTAGAAGATTTATCTACCAATTCAGCTGCACTAGCATAAGTAATATTTATTTTTACTTCGTGATATTGGAGAGCAATAAGTGGAAGAGCTAAGCCAACATTGCGACAGAACCAGAATTCAAGAGGTACATATACTTCATAGCTGTCTTCTGGTCCTAAGAATATTGAACGATTCTTGGAATCAGCACCAACCATATGTTGGTATCCAGTTTTTTTACCGACTGGAATGCTAAGTTCATTCCATATGTATAACCATTCAGAATAGTGTTTATCTATTTTTTGACCTCCAATTTCTAATTCAATAGTTTTAAGTAATCTTTGACCAAAGTATGGAACTAAAGCAATACCATTAGAAACTGTTGATGAACCAGTTACTCTGGCCTTGTTATTTCTTATTCTGGCATTGTAATATATTCTGTGAATTAAATCACCGTTGCGGGTTATAAGAACACTGACAGATGAACCAAAATTATTATTTCCATTAAAGGATTGTTCTATAGCCTCCATTGCAAAGTTAGTATGACGACGATAAACAACCTTGAAGAAAGTTATTTGAGGATTACCAGTAAGATAAACATCCTGTGCACCATATGCAACTAATTGTAATAGACCACCTCCCATTTATATTATTTGTACTATTTATACTATAATAGGAGAAAAAAAATGAGTTATAATATTTTTACAATAGTTTAGTTTAATTGCTGTAGGCAATTCCTCCCATTCCAGACATTATACGGAGAACATTGTAATTAACAGCATATACACTGAGATTATGCCCTGAAGAGCTTGAATAGGAAACATCAGGATTCATAGAAAGATTGAGAACAGCAGTGTCTATACGTGACATATTAAGTGTTCCTGAAGGTTGATGTTCTTCTGGTTTAAGAGCAAATGAATAGACATTAATACCAGCATTAGATGGGACATTTTCATGATGTTGGAATGGTTGAACAAGATTGAAATAAGAACCATTGCGGAGAGAAAATCTGTCATTTCCATTAAGTACAAGTTTGGCAGTTCCTGTATGATTCTTTGATACATTGAAAGCAGATGCAGATAAAATAGACATGAGTTTTTCTTGGGTTTTATCACTATTTTGTATTTTTATATTGTTATGATCTACAGTATAATTCATCCAGTTATTATTAGTATCTTCAATTGTAGTATGAGATTTAGTTACAAACCAAACAATTTCTTTGCAAGGGTGATTGAAGCTTAATTTGGATTTAACATTAACATTTTGTATTGATTCTTGACCTGTAAATTGTAATTGTTCAATAAGATATTCATGTGATGATTGAGCAAAACGTCTACGTTCATCAGTATCCAAGAAAATGTAATCAACCCAGAGAGAAGCACTGAATGAACCAGCAAGAGATGTTGAAGTTCCTTTGCATTTTTCAGCAGTTTCGAAGTTAATATTAATCTTAACTTCATGGTATTGAAGAGAAATAAGAGGAAGTGCCAGACCAACATTACGACAAAACCAGAATTCAAGTGGAACATACAACATCTTTTCCATATCTGTTCCTGGTTTTCCTCCATAAGCACCAATCATATCATAGTAGCCTTGTTTCTTTGAGTGAGGCAATGAAAGTTCATTCCATATATACATCCAGTGAGAATAATGTTTATCAATAGCTTGTCCTCCAATTTCAACTTCAACATAGTTAATTATACGAAGGCCAAAATATTTACATAATTCATCATTTGATGCTTGTGACATATCTAAAGCAAGATATACACGGTGTATCAAATCACCATTTCTGGCAATTGTGCAAGTAACTCTCTGGCCATAGCCGGGGGTACCATTGAAAGTTTGTTGTATAGCTTCTATAGCAAAGTTAGTATGACGTCTATACACTGCTTTAAAGAAAGTTATTTGAGGATTACCAGTTAGATAAACATCCTGTGCACCATATGCAACTAATTGTAATAGACCACCTCCCATTTATATTATTTGTACTATTTATACTATAATAGGAGAAAAAAAATGAGTTGTAATATTTTTACAAAGTTTTATTTTAATTACTATAGGCAAGCCCGCCCATTCCAGACATAATACGAAGAACATTGTAATTAACAGCATATATATTTACATTACCATCTTTTGTGGAATTAAGTGATAGTACAGCAGTGTCAATACGAGACATATTGAGTGTTCCAGATGGTTGATGTTCTTCAGGTTTAAGAGCAAATGAATAAACATTGATACCTCTGTTTTGGGGTATATTGGTATGATGTTGATATGGTTGAACATAATTGAAGTATGAACCATCGCGTTCAGCAAATCTGTCATTTCCATTTAATTGCAACAAGCATTTTGTGAAAGGATTTGCTCCTGTTGGATAGACAGAATCAATAACATTTGAAGAACTGAGATTTGATGATACAATATTGAAAGCATCAGTTGATTTATAATCACGAGTGTTAGTATAATTGTACCAATCATTGTGTTTATTGTCGCTTTTTTTGGCAACCCATATCAATTCTTTACAAGGGTGATTGAAGTTCAATCTAAATCTGTTTCCAGATGAAGCAGAAAGAGTTTCTTGACCTGTGAATTGTAATTGTTCAATAAGATATTCGTGAGACATTTGAGCAAAACGTCTACGTTCATCAGTATCCAAGAAGATGTAGTCAATCCAAAGAGTTGCATCAAGAGCTCTATTGGGGAATTGAGCTGTTGTTGCTGCACTTAAACCAGCAGTTCCACTTAATTTGCTGATACATTTGTCCATATCTTCAAATTGTATCTTTAGTTTAACTTCATGGTATTGTAATGAAATAAGAGGTAGGGCAAGACCAACATTGCGACAGAACCAGAATTCAAGAGGTATGTAGAGTGATGTTACATCATTATTAAGTTTAGAAGTATCACTAACATCTTTGTTAGATGAACTGAGAACGTCGCCATCTGCTCCAATCATTTTTTCATATCCATATTTCTTTCCATATGGTAGAGAAAGTTCGTTCCATATGTATAACCAATCAGCATAGTGTTTATCAATTTGTTGCCCCCCAATTTCAACAGATACTTGGGATATAACTCTTTGACCAAAGTAATTGACATATCTATCTTTGGTTTGATCACCAAAAGCATAATCAGTCAAAGCAGGCATATTTAATTGAAGATAAGCACGATGTATCAAATCACCATTACGAGAAACTGTTGCAGTTACAGTATTACCAAATCCAGGGGTACCATTGAAAGTTTGCTGTATAGCTTCTATAGCAAAGTTTGTATGTCTGCGATAAACAACCTTGAAGAAAGTTATTTGAGGATTACCAGTAAGATAAACATCCTGTGCACCATATGCAACTAATTGTAATAGACCACCTCCCATTTATATTATTTGTACTATTTATACTATAATAG